CTTCTTCTTCCATTAAGTCTTCACCTTCTTCCATTTCGATTTCATACATCATTTCGTCAAGGTCATCCTCATTTTCAGAATCATCTTCGAAGCTATCTAAACCTTCTTCTGAACCGAATTCGTCTGAACCTTCAAAATCGTCAGCTTCAGCACCAGCACCTTTAGATACATTTTTTACAATGAAATCACCTGGTTCAGTAACTTTAACTTCTAACTCATCATCTTCAGCATCATATACAACTTCAATTTCGTCATCACCAGTTAACTTTTTGTAAACTGCGATAACATCATCATCTGATGCATCAGTCATATCCATTTCGAACTCGTCACCTGATGCCATAGCACCCATTCCACCATCGTAATTACCTTCAAGGTCATCACCTTCTTCTGAGTCTAAATCTTCAATGTCTTCTTCTTCTTCCTCTGAATCTTCTTCAGCATCTTCTACTTCTTCTTCTTCCTCTTCTTCAGATTCAGGAGCTTCCGTATCTTCTACTTCTTCTTCTTCTTCAGCTTCAGCAACATCTTCTACTTCATATAAATCTTCCATTTGTAAAGATTCTTTCACGATACCATCAATTTCTTCTTTAGCTACGCTACGAAGTATTTCTTTTGTATTGGCATTTAACGCCTCTTGAATTCTTTTCGCATCCAAGATTGCACGTTCAATAATTGATTTGTCTTTATCAGCCATCTCTTTTTTATTTTTTATTTATTATTTATAATCTATTAATAGTGATTATAGTCTTACCACTTGTTAATAAATATGTGTTATTATTGTAAAAATCTTTTTTTAATAAAAAAAATTTATTTTTTTAAAAATATTTTTATTAGTCTAATAAAAATTTATCAAGACCATCACTTAATAAATCTGTTCTACCCTCTACTGACTCTTTAAATGGTCTAGCTTCAGACTTATCCTTAAACATCCATGAACCTGGCGTACTTGGTGCAGTTACGACATCCCAGCATATAATTTCAAAGTCTTCTTGAACAACTTGTTCACCATTAACTTCTCTTAATGAACCAACCCCTCTTGAGGATACTCCAATCATAATATTATTTCTAAGTAAGTTTGCAACTTCATCACCTTTAGTAGATACAATACCATAGTTTATATAACCTGGAGACATTAAGATTTCCATTTTACCCATTAATGTTTTATTCTCCCACCATGTTTCTGTGATATTGTGTGATATTCTATCACCAGCGATAATAGAAGACTCTGGGTGGTCTAATTCACCAATAGCTCTTCTATCTCTAATTAATTCTTGGTATCTATCGTTTTCGCGTTCTAATATGTTCTTTGGATAAATTCTACCATTACGGTTTTTAACTCCCCATTTTTGTAATACTACATATACAATTAATGGTTCGTGCATACTTGGATGTGAACCACTATCTAATTTTTTCATCTCAGTGATGAAAGGTTTATTTCTATTATCACTAGGACTAATAAAACCAGCGTCAGATTCAATTAGAAATCCAAATCCAGATTGACCAGCCTTTAATATTTTTATATCGGACATATTAATATTTTATTAATAAATATGTGATACAAACAAAAAAACCTCTATAAATTAATATAGAGGTTCCTAAAAAGAGATTATTATTTATTTTTTTGTTTTATGGAATGTAAAATATGGGTTTAAATCAAATACTTCAGTGATTACTTTAGCTGTAACCGATTTAACCGCATCGTTAATTAAATTACTTTGTATTTTAAAATTATTCAATTTATACAATGTTATTTCACAATTCATATAGCTTCTTCGCTCATTTGAAATACCAGATTCCTTTATTTCAAAATCTACAATAGTTCTATTTCCGTCAAATAAGTTCTTAGGTAAAGCTTCGTATACCTTCTTTTTAATATCCTTATTTAACTTCTTAATTGCGATAGTGTAATTATCATCGTCTAAGTTAATTGGTTTACCCCAAGCTGATACTGTTATGTATAATGCCTTTGGGTTTTTATTATCAACTGTTCCTAGATTCACATTATAGTTATCGAACATTTCTAACTTCATTTGTTTTCCTTTTTTTACTAACATATTTACTTTTTTTTAATTAATATAATGCATAATTAAAAAAAGTCAACCTGGTATCTTAGTTCTTAAGTGTTTCCTTTAATTCAACTAACTTAGTAATATCCTTAATAAAGTTATCTTTATTAAATTCTTGGTTTAATAAACGTTCTTTAACTGATAGTAATTTCTCTTTAGCGTTAATATCTGATTCTTCTAACTTGTTATTAATCAATGATAAACACTCATCGTTAGTATCTTTGAATAATTTCTCTTTCTCTTCTGGAGTAGATTCAATCATTATAGATACAATAGCCTTTTCAGATTCAGATAAATCTTTATATTCTTCATTAAAGTTACCAACACTTAATGATATTAAAAGACTATTAGGGATATCTAACCCTTCATTAATCTCTTTAGTTTTATTATTGATAATATAATCAACAACTTTATCAGTAGCCTCAAGGATTGCATCTAAAGTGTTTGCTTTTCTATCAGTAAATACTAATGTAGTAATTGCCTCGTGTAAATCTTTCTTATCATAATCAGCATCAAATTCCCAAACTATATCATTGAATAATTTAGCGTTTGATTCGATGATTGATTGCTTAGGGTATTTTGATAGTAAAGCTATTGACTCCTTTACATACTCTGTAGCTTTAGCTCTATCAGTCTCAACTTTATTCTCAATGTTATTGAAAATTAAAAATTGCTCTTTAAGAATTTCATCACTCTTAATTGTTTTAATGTATTTTTTAAATACTGATTTATTCTCATCTTTTTTAGATGTGATTGACTCAACTAAGATTGTATTATAAGTATTCTTAATCTTACCAAAATTTTTTACGTTTTTATTCATGGTTTTAATTTAATTATAAATATTATTAGAATATGTTAAAGGATTAATCCTTTAACATATTATCTATATCGTTAATCATTCCGTTTATATCTTCATTGATTTTAAGTGATTTATCATATATTGCAACTCTTTCATTAATGATAGTTTCTTTATGCTCTATATTATCAATTAATCGATTTACATACATTTTACTGTATTTATCTTTTCTTTGATTCAATTCCTTAGTATTCTCAGTCAATAATTGGTTAGTTTTCTTAATTTGTTCAGCTAACGTTTCTTCTGGTGCCGCTTCTGGAGTTTCAGCTGGTGCTTCTTCACCACCTTCTGGTACTGGTTCCCCACCTTCTGGTTCACCACCTTCTGGCGCACCTAAGTCACTTCCAAGTCCACCACCGATAGAGCCGCCACCGCCTCCACCGAATCCACCGCCTCCAGTATCTCCACCACCTTCACCAGCACTAGCACCAGCAATTGCAGCATTAATATCACCGTAGATACCATCAACTTCATCAAACATACCAGTATGTTTAATTACTGCCGATGTATTCTCAATCTCAGCAGCTGCTGCTTTCTCTAATCTTTGTTCTAAGAAATCTTTCTTAATTTCTTCATCAGACCATCCTAAAATATCTCTTCTAGCTCTAGTCATAGACATACCCATGAATCCATTACCAGCTTCAGATACTGCATCTTTATACAATGTCATTTTAGCTTGTAATTGTTCAATCTCTAACATCTTAGCTTGAGTGGATGGGTTATTTAACGATAAGTTAAAATTAGAAATCTCATCCTCAAATCCTAACATATATAAATGGATAATTGCTATCTTATTTAACTCAACAATCATTGCTTGTTGGATTCTATTAATAGTTCTTGAGAAACGAATATCTTGCATAGCTAAGTTCTTACCATCACCAGTAGCTTCCTCAAAACCTAAGAAAGTTTTAGGTACACGTAACGCAGTAAATAATTTTCTTTGTAAGTATTGAATATCAGCAATCTGGTCCAAGTTAGATGCACCTTGTAATGTATCGATTGGTGTAGCAGCATTTTCATCCCTTACTGGAATAAAATAATCTTGGTCATTAGCTAATTGGTTATATCTTAAATCAATCTGACCAGTCTGTGGGTCAATAACTGGTTTTCTTTTAAACCTATTTGCAATATCATCAACATATTGTGGAACATCTTGTTCATCGATATTACCAACAAAAATCTTATATACACGTCTTTCTGGTGCTCTAGTTACACGATATACTAACATTGCATCTTCTGATAACTGTAATTGTTTCCAAATACGTCTAGCCTTCTCTAATACTGATGTACCGTATGGTAAACGTCTATCATCACCTAATAATCTAAAGTGAGCAATTTGCCATGAATTGAATTCCATATCACGACCTCTCCACATAAATTTAACTTTAGCATCTTCACCTTCGTTATTAACGGTCCATTCTCCACTATATTGATTTTGAACAATATCACCCTCTCTTCTTTCAATTTCAAAGTTAGGTAATTGTCTAGCACCGATAATACCTTTCTTATCATCAATGTTCAATAATAAGAAGTTATCACCATATTTACATATATTTCTAGTCCACATTGGTAAACTAGCATGTAAATCTAATCTATTGAAGAATAAATCCTCTAGGATACCTTGAATACGTTTACTATCAGAATAAACATTTAATACTCTACCTTTATTATTAACTGTTGTTGATTCTTCCATCATAATATCCAATGCCGCAGCAATCTCTGGATAAAATTCCATGGATTCAAAATCAGCATATGAACCAATACGAGTTGTTTCATAATGCATTGAATGTTGAATTAATTCATTCTCAGTTTTTCTCCAAACACCACCTAAGAATTTAGTTTGTTGTGCTTGTAATTTAGCCGCTTCATATTCCTCTTTAGATTGTGTTTTAAGTAACACATCATTACCAATAGAATATTTGTTAACGGTTTGATTTACTTTAGTTAAATCAACACCACTAGCATCGAATATTGTATTAAGTCTCTGGAATACGGTTTTTTTAGTATCTGCCATATTTTTTTTATTATAATTATAATTAAATCTTTGAAAATTTAAATAGTTATTCTACGTAATCACACACTACATAAGGTATTCTTTTATCTGGTCCGTTTGTGAATAATAACTCATAAGCATACGTTACGTTATAATCTTCACTTAAACTACAACCAACACCAGATTGATTACCACTAGTACCAACCTTTGTAATAGTTCTTTCATTATCACCTACAGTAAATGAATACAATTCAGCTGCACCGCTTCTAACTGATATCGATGGTTTCCCATAAAAAGTTTTTGCCATAATTATTTGTTTTTATCTCATTCCTGAAAATAACCACATATAATCTCCATTAGGGTCTTGTACATTTCTATACGCAGAATGATTAGGATTAATCTTAGTTACTTTCTTATTAGTTATTGGGTCTATGGTTGTTATAGTTGAAGTACTTCCATCAGAACTACCCACAGTCCATCCAGCTAAAATAGCTTTAGTCTGTTCTTTTGCTTTCTTTAAACTTTTAAATGATGATTCCAATATCCATAAAGCCATACCAAGACTCATCAAACAATCATCATGATAACCTTCCATATGGTCAGGTCTACCATTTTTATAGATATATGTTTTCATCTCATGGATTAATCGTATTGAATTAATCTTAATAGTATTAGTTCTGATAGCTATCTCTAAATTTGATATTAGCTGTAACCTACAACCGTTAATATTAAATCCAACTACTTTATTATCTTTAGTTTTCTCGTCATAATATAAATTAGGATATTTCAATTCAACTAATTTACTTGTCGTAGTATTTCCTACACCGATATTATCCACAATCAAAAACGCATCATATTTTAAACCATATATATTTAACACTTCTGCAAAATTATCTGGTGGTATTTTACCTTGGAACTCAACAACTTGTTCCATTGTTGTAAAATCTATAATCTGGAAACACGAATAATCGGCCCCATCGCCTCTAGCAATGTCAGCCGCCATTATATATTCATGACCTTCAATAGGTTCAGACCAAATCCATATTAAACCACTATTACCATCATAATATGTTT